GTGTACATAATCCGCAACATATTCTGGTGGCTTAGTGTTTCCCCACACAACTTTGTGTACAGCATCTTTAATTATGGTCTCATTAGCCTCAGACCTCATAATTCCTCTTAATGTTTTTCTTAAGTTGCGATACAGCCTTATTGGTGTAGTGAATTGAAAGACCCGTGGTCTTCTTTACGGCAGAATTGTTGATGGATCCGTCTTTGGATAAAAGATTAGGATTACTTATGATAGCGTTCATAACCTTTTGAACATTCTCAGGTTGGGAAGCAGTGAAGTCTTCCAAATCTACAGACGATGCACCAAAGGAAGCTTTAGGATCTTCAATTCTTTCATGCATCTGGAAGCTATGATCATACTTGCCATCACTACCTGCATCCAAAGACACATGCCTATTCCTAAATTCCATTTTTTTAGTTAAAGGTATGCCTTTCTTTGCTTTACGATTCCAAAGAACAGTTTTGGTATACTGATCAAAAAGCTTATTGTTTATAGCTGCCTTAAACTTTTCTCCCGTTTTCTTTTCAAAGCCCTCTATCGATTCAAGGGCAGCAATACACAAATCCGCATAGTTATCTTCGTGGCTGGCGATGGCATCATCGCCAGAAATCTTCATAGCGATAGTGTGCATCAGCTTGCCGTAACGCTCTTCATAGAGAGCCCACTCTTTATCAGTTAATTCTACCATGTAAGACATTATAGCACAGGACATTACGAATTTTCATCTAATCTGATAGATTCTTCTCTAGAAGATTCACGCGCATCCTTACCCATACTAAGAAGGCTGTAGCCACAGATGTCCCTCCAGGGAGACTCATCACCATAAGTGGGATCAGTAGCCAGTCTAAAAAGCTTGTCCACAACTCTACAAATAGTAAGAACATCTAAGTATTGATCTGGATGTATGCCATCAGGGAATAAAACTTTGAGAATTTTGTGAGCCTTTCCAAATGAATCACCGTAAGCTTCCTGCTTTTCGGCTACAAGTTTACCAACGCTTTTTCCCAGTTCTTCGTATCTGTTCATTCTTATTACCTAAATTTCTTTTTAGTATTTGTGTCCTGGATACACCTGCAACATCTCTGCCTAAACAAGTGGCGCAGGTCATTGCCTTGTTATATTCATACAACAAGGTCTTATCTCCACAAGACTGACACTTCCCTTGTTCAGGAAGTTTACGCAATCTCGGCCTCCAACCATTGAATAATTGGATCATACATTTGCTGCTGTATAATTACAGAGAAATCAGAATGTCCACCTGCCCTAACATACTGATAGGTGGCGTTTGCACGACTTTTAACAATCATTAAAGTAGATGCAATAGCCTTAAACTTCTTCGTCTTGTTACGCCTAGAAGTTCTGCCTTCAAGGATTCTCAGTTGATGAAGCACATCAGTGAGATACTTAGTTAATTCTATTTGTTCAGGTATCATGTTAGCATTATAGTGATGAAAGAGCCACTGTGTTAATTATTTCTAATTTATCCTCTACAACTTCCGTATCATACTTAGCTGTGCCATTGTCTGGGTGCCTATTAGAGAGTATCTCTTCAGCTAATGGTAACCCGACCAACCTTTTTATTACTCTTTGAATATCACGAGCACCATATTCATCAGAATAACCATGCTTAATAATATAATCTATAAGTTCAGGTGTAGCTCTGACTGGGTATTTAGACAAAGACAACTTGGCTATTTGTTTGATATCCTCAGGAGTTAAATCGTTAAAGAAGACAAACTCATCAACTCTGCCTCTGAACTCTGGGGAGAAGGTCGCCTCAATAGACTTCATTATCTCCTCTTGATTCCCTTTCTTGGAAGGATTGCTGTTAAAACCTACCATTTTTGTTTTAAGATCTTTCAACCCACAGTTAGATGTCATTATGAATATTGAGTCTGTTAGATCAATTTCATTGCCAGAGTTATCTGTGAGAGTGCCGGTATCTAATAAGCTTAACAAAATGTTGTATAACTTAGGGTGAGCTTTTTCGATCTCATCAAAAACTATAGTCCATCTTTTAGATTTATCAGCCTTCTCTTTTATCAAAGAACTTTCTGAATGACCTATGTATCCTGGGGGTGAGCCCAGAAGACGGCTAACTTCGTGTCCATTGGTAAACTCGGCACAATTTATAACCCAGAAGTTGGGTGAATACTTCTCACCCAACTTCCTGGCTAATTGAGTTTTACCTCTACCAGTTTTACCTATGAAAAATAAATTCATTTGTTGGCTGAACTCAACTGCTTTCAGTTTTATTGCATCACCAACAGCTTTGATAGCTTCATCTTGGCCTATGATATTTTTCTTTAGAAATTTATCTAAATCTTTGATGTCTTTCAAAGTTCTCAAGCTAGTGCCAGATTTATTTTTTTGTTTTGGTTTAGCTGTTTTCTTTTGTAGAGTTTTACTAAAGTCCTCATCGTTCTTAGACTCTCTAATAAGATTTTCTAAAACGATAGACTCTGGCAGTAGTTCGTTAATTTCATAACAAACATACTCAATCCTAAACTCAGGGTAATACTCTACTATAGTTGTGTAGTAAGCTCCGAGTAACTTATATTCTAACAGAGGATCTTTTACAGCGTCTTTAACTTTGCTAGCCTCCTCCATTCTAGAGAGGAAGGTTTTTTTCTCATCCTTAGTAACTGCATCTGATACGACAATTTTAACATATTTAATAAAATCGAATTCTCCAGACTTTGAAGACTTAATAAATCTAGTAAGTCTACCCAGGATGATTTTATATTGTCTCTCAGTTAGTCTCTTAACATGTATTATAGAGTTAAGCTCTGACGAAAATGCTTTGATACTGTTAGTCTTTCGTGGCATCGTTGTCCTTTTCAAGCATAGCGTTTAAGTTACTAAAGAAAGATCCCTTTAGTTCTTGATTAGCTGGTCCCGATTTACCTTCAAGGTCCATCTCTTTCAACTGATACTTTTGCATAGTTTGCGCTAACTTGATTAGTTTTTCATTTGCGATGCCCATTTGACTCAAAGCATTGGTTGATGCATTTATAATCTTGGTAAATGCATCAACATTCGGCACTCCATTGTCATCAAAGCTAACTCGATTGCCCGCCAAATCCTCCATGGCGTTTTTGCAATCTTCAAATAATTCTTTAGCAGAGTCTCTGTCTGACGTTGCGTTATCTTTTATTTCTTTTACCAATCGGTTCATCTTGTGATCCGACCACATTTTGTTCTTCAGAATATAGTTTGCCATAGAATAATTCCTCTTCATCGTAATCATCATATTCATCTAGAAGATCATCTTGATGATCAGGTAGATCTCTATGAGTATTTAGTTTACGGCGTGGCTCGCCGTACGTTTTCTCCCTTCTAAATGTTCTGCCCATGTTGATTCTTAAGATTAGAGATGTAGCTTCCTTTAAGGAACTTGTTAATGTACCAAAAATAGAACGGAACAGACCAATCCATAGGCTTAATGATGAAGTCGATATGTGTGACGTAAATGGCGAAATTTGCCATAGATTCCAACAACGATAATAAACCATAGATAAGTAATCCAGTTCTTTTAATAAGATAGTTCATTCTTTTTCGACCATTTTCTCCATGAATTCTTGAAAAGCTTGCTCTCTGGTGAGCCCTGAGTCTCTTTGTGCCTTAGTCATTCTAAATCTTTTTCCTGTTTTTTTCTTGTAGTCTTCAATATCTATAAACGGAGCGTTGACATCATTACTACTAGAAAGTTGTTTCTTTAGGGTCTCATTTATTAGAGTAGTTAGTCGATCTTCTAAACTTATCATATTCTATAATAGTATATATTATTCTTCGTTCAGAAGATCAATAATAGGCTTCATACCTTCGTCTTTAGATTCGATTAGATCCTTGAGGTGAGCAGACTGAAACTTCTTACCTGTCGATTTGACAGTATACCAAGCTCCTCCACGCTCAACCACACCATCTGTCTCAAGGTGAGGTAGAATACCATGGTAAGGGTTGATGCCTTCGTCAAACATCAATTCAAAGTCGCACTCTCTAAACGGAACATGGATCTTATTCTTCAGGTTTATGACTTCACCTCTAATTCCTGTGGGTGCGTGCTTGGGTCCGATCTTGTCGCCCTTAGCAGTTTCAAGGTTAACAGCAAGGTAATACTCAAGAGCCTTACCGCCTGCTGCTGCCGTCTTAGTGGGGCGATAACCTCCAATGTCCTTTCTAAACTGGTTAACGACCACAAGGGCAACCTTCTTAGGTCGTAGGTGTGGATTCAACTTACGGAGTAGGGCACCAGTTTTCTTTGCTCTCTGAGCGCCATCCATGTTATCACTTCGCTTCTTTTCGTTATCTTGCTCGGTGACTACATCTTCAGCCTCTCTGAAGAACTCATCCTCAGAAGGAGACACTGCGATACTGTCATAGAATATGACGATAGGAGTATCCTCATCGTCCCTCCTAATCGCATTGATGGAATCATGAATGAATTTGAAGGAAGCCTCAAGCGTAGGAGGAGCAGCGTAGATGAGCTTATCTGGGTCCAAGCCCAGAGTCTTAGCGAACTCTGCACTGTATGCGTTCTCAGTATCAACGATTACTGTGTAGTAACCCTTTTTCTGAGCCTCTCGTAAAATGTGAGTACCAAACACAGTCTTTGCAGTCGATGCTGCGCCTACGAACTGTGTGATCGCTCCAATGGGCACACCACCATTATATTTGCCCGACACAATCTTGTTCAGGGCATAAGATCCTGTAGGTACAAGATCATACTGCATCTCTTGCTCAGACAGCATAGAGGCGTTCTTTAATCTAGCTAACACATCTGGGTTCATAATATGATTATAGCCATGGGCCTAGATTACAGGCCAAAAATACTCGATATTATCTGGTTCAGTCCAGCCATGCACAGAATAATAAGAAGGATCCTTACGAAGAAGGTTAGAACGATGGCTAGCATGGACTCGATCGTCGCCAATCCAGTCGGGCATTTGAATATCATCAGGAAGGTCATAGTATTTCATCGTGTTGTTGTAACCTCGATCGATCCACTCCTGAATACAGACATTGTGGTAGAGCTTAAGAGCAGGCAGATAACCGCGCCACATAGTGCGAGCAGGGTGATTAGCCCAACCGACCTTGGCACTGGGGTTGGCAGCAAGCTTATTAGTGCTATTCACCAGTTGCATGGCTTCAACACGTTGCTTACCCAAACGACGGTAATCAAGGGCTTTTACAGAGGATACAAAGTCGGGATATGGAAGGAATGTTTGCATGATCTAAATTATACCAATCGTTTCAAATTATGCCAGAACTAAATATCTATATACCATGGCTATTGTAGATCCTAACCCCAACGACACGGTGACTAGAGCAGACCTCAACCAACAACTAGAGGTTCACGCTAAAACTATTGAGCTTCAAATCTTACTTTCCCAACAGCAAGAGGACATATTAGAAAAGCTCTCTAACTGTGTTGATGATCACAAAAAAATGAATAAAGCTTTGGATATTCTGGAGAGAAGGTCCTGGAAGCAAGGCTGGCTTTATTGGGGTATGATTTTCTCCCTTATCACCACCGCAGCAACTTTAATAACTAGGACAAGCTAATGACCGATATCCATAGAGAGCTTCTTGATAAGATTACCACTATTAAAAGTGATGAAAGACCTAACACCTCATACGAGGACACCGAAGCTTACGAGAGAACACTAGCAGATGCTTCAACCATGTTAGAGGATGAGATCAGAAAACTTAAAAGTAGAGTAATTTAGTGAAAGCTTTAACAGCCGTCGTCTTCGTGATCGTTGTTTACGTGGCGGATGCCGCCGCCTCTCTTAAATCCCTCTGGGTACCTCGCCGTTAGCTTGTCTACGTTTGCCTGTGCAACTGATTCTAGATCAATGCTTAAGTTGGTAGCTGCCATAGCGACATAGTACAGGATATCCCCTAGTTCTTTTTTTGCGTGATCCTTGTTTAGAGTCTTGCCATGAAACTCACTTTTCTTAATAAGTTCACAATACTCACCTGCTTCACCCGCAATCCCAAGAGCCCAGTTCATTGCAGCCTGTGAGTAAGTAAGATTAGAGTTAGCAGTCCTCTTACACGATTTTTGAAATTCGTTGAAGTTCATGATCGTATCATAGTCAGTTGCGTCAGTAGTATTATAAATAAAATAATTCTATTTCTAGGCTCCATCAGTTTTATAGGGATTAAAAGCCATTAAAGCCCATAATGGTATATGCTGGGTAGTATACCGATGTTATGATTGCAGCTTTTATATCACAAACTCTTTAGTCTTTCCTTAGTAAGAGTGGTAGACACTCCCGCAGTGCGAGGCAAATATACCACCTTGCATATATCACTTAGATAATCAAACTTACCCTCCCAGTCATCCCCCATCACAAGAATGTCTATGTTATTAGACTTTATATCATCAAACTTCTGATTCCAGCTTGTTTCTGGAAGAACGGTATCAACATATTTTATAGCTTCGACAATACTACTTCTATCCTCATAAGAGTATGAGCATTTTTTACCTTTCAAATCATTAAACTCATTTGTAGACACGACCACTGTCAGATGATCACCTAGTCCTCTAGCTCTTCTAAGTATTTCAAGATGACCCTTATGGAATAGATCAAACGTTCCATAAGTTATAACTTTTATCATTTATCTAAATTCCCTGCGTCATCTTGCCACTTACCCTTTTGAGTGTGAGGTATTTTCCAAGACTTACCATACCTCATCTCGCAGTAGTCTTCCTCAGGCATAGGCATAGGGAGGTTATACATTTTACCCTCAACCTCACATTCCTTTATTTCAATATTATTAATGAACCTTATAGGGGTTTTCATCTTTCCAAACTCAGAAAAATTAACAACATAACCCTCTTCTACATTAGTATAAACAAAGAATATATCGAACACCACTGATTCTTTGTTCATAAAAGCTATTTGCTGTGCAAACTCTCCATCAAAAACAGTTCTTACGACAAAAAAGCCTAACTCATAAAAAGATTTAACAATACCTTCATAGTCTATCTTGGTGTCGTAGTCTGTAACTACCTCTACATCAATATCACAATCATGTGGTATAAACTTATTATCTCTAATAAACCCTAGGGCTGTGCCCGCAGATATGAAATAGCTGTAATCTAAATCATTTAAGACACTAATACCCTTTTGCAAGGGCTCATGAAAATCAACATCCCTAGCAGCCTTAGCTTCTAAAGGTAGGCCAGAAACTCTAAGTTTTCCAAACTTACCAAAGTGAGGTGATAAATACCTTATAACATTCATTACCAGTGTTCTCCCAAAATCTTGTTACAATACCTTGCACCATACATAGACACAAACTCAGGATACATGTTTCCATCACCTTGCTCGGTTAGGTCTTTCCAACCACCATATGCAATCCACTTGTCTCGCTTCATGACCAATTGCATTGCATCAACATTATTCCTCACCGTAGGGTAGCCAGTGAAGATCATGTAATTGTCCAATACATTCTCAGTGTCCCGCCAAAGCATTCTCCCATTGGTTTGCATCCCTCTCATCAAAATGGGGAATAGTATGACATTATTAGTTAAGCCTACCCTACTATAGTCTTTGTCAGACTCCCTAGCAATCTCCTCCAAGGCTTCTGGATAGAGTATGTTATCTGGGTTAAAGTGAACAATAAACTCACCCTTGGCCTTTCTAATTCCTTTATCTCTGTTGCCGTGACCCCAATTGTTTTCACGCTCTTTAGTAACTCTTAGCTTAAATCTATCGTCAGCAGGCATAGGAATATCCCTAGACGTGGGACCGTCGTGATACACTAAGACTTCAAAATCTTTAAAAGTCTGCTCTAGTAAGGAGTTCATGCCCCTTCTAAACATTTCATCAGAGATAGACTGGTCGTAGTGGGGTGCAATGATGCTAAATTTCATTTTTTAATTATTCCTAAAGTTTAAGGTGTTCCCTACGTTCGTAGTGTTTTTCAAATTCCTCGACAATGTAATCTTCAGTAAACTCAAGTTGCCTATTAATCCCGTGCTTAAGCATTTCTTTGCCACGATCACTAAGGTTAGACCTCATGGAGGCAAAAGAGTCTAAACGATGTTGAACCTCTATCGAAGAATAATGAAGAAGCATCATACCTGTATTATGAATAATAAAAGCTTCTTCCCCCGAATCATCATAGTGATTACTGATATGCATTCCGTAGTTTGCTTTTAAGTTCAGATTAGTGGAAAAGCAAACCTTCTTACAAGAATTTGAGGTGCCCTCAACACCTTCTGTTAGTAACTCTGTAATCTTCACACCCGAATATTTAGGAAATTCCTTACTATACATCTGATACCCATAAGGCTGTATGACAAAGTCTCCGTAAGATTTATATGCGTTTTCTATACAGTCCCTAGTGCCTTTAGGATGGTGCAAGAACTCATCCCCATCTACAACGATGCAAATATCATAGGAATCCCTATAACGTTTATAAGTGTTTTCAAAGATAACCTTTTTAATATGTTCGTCAAAGCCCTCATTCTTTAGAGTTAAAATTTCTAATTCAACTCCTGTATCTTTAGCAGTCCTGGTGGCAACTTCAACAGTCTTATCGGTAGATTCATGATCTACAAGAACAATCTTATCCGCTATTTCAGAATAATGGTGTATGAAATAAGGTATTATCCTCTCCTCATTCCGAATCATTGATGTTACTAGTATCTTCATCTAATTTGTGTCCCGTATCCCTAATAGCTTGAACGTAGAGGTCGTACCTAGCTAAAACTTGCTTGCGACCATCAAATAAATCCTTCGTTTTTTCGTATAAATTTTGTCCAAGATCTATGCGATGCTTCTTGTCCTTACATAATTTACTTAATATTTTAACCCACTCAGATCGAGGAGCATCAGGATCAATCAAGTACCCTGTCTCACCATTTATTATAGTCTCATCATAGCAACCCACGTTACTAGCAACCAGAGGAATTTTGTAACGAGAGCACTCAGCAACCTTGATATCCGACTTTGAGTCATTAAACTCGTTCATCTGTAGAGGAGCTATGGCAACGTCCATATCCGCATAATAACGGCCATAAGAGTCGGGAGGTAGGGCGTAATGTATGTTATAGTTTTTCTGCCCCTTGAAGCCGCTCAGAAGCTGATGCATATACTCAGGCCAAACTTTAGATTCCCAACTTTTCTTATCTTTGCTGGGGTCTGGGGGCGGATGGCCGTAAAAGTTCCATTGAACATTCTCCCTTCCTACCTTTTGATTGACTAGGTGTGGGACAGCGTTAAAGACTTTAACATCGCCCCTGTGATGGATGCCCGCCGCATACCCAATACGAGTAAATTTCTTTTTACTCTTGGCGTGATTCCAGGCGGGCAAAGAGTAATCTATTACGTTTTTAACAACAGCCAAGCACTTCCCTATGAAAGGCTTGATACGTTCAGCAAATTTGACTTGAGTAACGGTTACTAGGTCTGCGTGATAATAACAAAACTTAGTAATTTCATCTAATTTATTATTTTTATAAGTTTCGTAGAGATGATGTTCTTCATATAATCCAGTTAAAAGATCATCAGTGTCAAAATGAACAAACTTACCTAACTCTTTTGATACACCTACAACTCTTGCAGTGTAAGGCCCTCCATACTTAAGTATGTTAGCTATGAAAACTATGTCAGCCCAATTCATATCTTCTAGATCTTTAGCTAGGGGTGCATAGTTTTTTTCAGGAACTATCTGTAATGGATTGTCAGTATACCTAACTTCAACATTATCAGGCATAACCTCGCTCATCATTTTCATTGGAGAAAGTTGCCTGTAGTAACTGCACCCTCCATGGTTTGCATACACGACTAGTATCTTAAGTTTACGCATGAGAATATAATAGCTCTATGTGTATAAAAAAAACTACCTCAGGCTTATAACCTGAGGTAGAAACTTTGATTCTCTCTTTGTTTTTTAAGACTTACGGTTATTCGATATGATAAGCGTAGTCAATCCAGAACCGACGATGACTGTTACACACAGTCCAAAGATGAAGATTACGTAATCAACCATCGCGGCACAATACCAAGTTTCCAAGTCCCAAGATAGAGGGAACCCATAAACCAACGAACAATCCTTCATCTCTCATTCCATAGAACCATAGGCTCACAGAGAATAGGAAGGAAAGACCCGCACCAACAAGCACCAACATGCGTGCTCGTTGGATTTCTTTTTGTTGAGAATCACTCATGTTTTTTACGCCGAAGCCGTAGGTTTCTTAACTTCGTCCTCAAAGACCTTCTTAGATCCTTCAGAACTGTGAGAGGCACCAATGGCCTTACCAAGAGACAGAACAGCATCCTTGAGTTCCATCTTGCCATTGCCAGGAACAGCAGCCTTTACAGCAGCACCGTAGTGCTTTCTCTTACGCTTGGAGAACAGTAGTCCCAACCCTTCAAGAGCGGCGACACCAGGAAATACAGTGTTCAAGCCCCCTAGAGCCATGCTAATTGCGGAGTCCAGAGCTTCAGCGCCTGGGTCCATAACGTCAACAACGTCTGCCGTAGGATCAAGGACAAATTGCTTGTCCACCAAAACTACAGTTTCTCCTGTAGCTGCCATTTTACCCGCAACCTCTGGGGGAAGCATGCCAAGATCAGCCGGGACTGCCTCAGCACGACCCGCAGGGGTCACATTACCAATGGTGGTTACCACCTTATCTTCAAAAAGACTTTCTGCCAGCGCACAGCCACTACACAAAATGCCGAGCACCATAACAAAAAAACCTGTCAGCCAAAATTTACTATACATCATACTTTCAAATCTCCCTTGTCATCACTCCAGGGTGGAGCTTCCGAGGTAGTCTCGGTTTTAATAGGGTTGAGAGAGGCTTCAAGGTTCATTACTAGTTCCTTGCCCTCCTCATAGCTACCAACCTCAACGAGAGATTGGAGGTTCAGTTCATTATCCATCCACTCAGCAACCTGAGCCGGATTACCAGCGCGAGTCTTCTTGTACTTAGCCTGAGACTCTACAAAACTCTTCCATTGACCCTGTTGCGTGATACGAATGTTGAAATCGTTACCACGCTCGATGTCAATAATCGTGCTGTTGTCGGGATCATCCTCATCTTGGAAGTCCTCATTGATCATGGCAGACATGACACGATCGAAAAG